TCCATACCGGCAGAAATGCAGGCTTGGAAAGACGCTGGTGCACAGGATTTGATTAGTCACCGTGTTCTGACGAATATGTATAAAATCATAAGAGTTAGAGATGGTAAAGACCAACCTCTGTTGAATGGTCTTTTCGTTGTTGATAACGTGATGCTCATTCCCAAACACGTGCGCTCTTGTTTGCAAATCACTGATAATATAAGAATGGAAAATTACTTTGGAAGTGTTTTCGAAATACCATACAGTGTAATCAAGCAAGTTGACATTGAGGCTTCGAACGGTTACTACAAGGATGCAATTCTTTGGAAATTTCCGCGCTACGTCAATGCACACACTTCGTTGATCAAACACTTTCAGACGATGCCAGAACTTTCAGTTCGCCAAGTTGACGTGTGCTTACCAACTCTTAGATGCATTAATGGCACGACTATGTTTGCAATTTTGGGCAATGTGAAATGCGACATGGCATCCATCGTTTTTAGCGTTCAGGGAGAAGAGAAGAACATCCGGGACACTCTTTGCTACACTTTGAATACCATTGGTGGTGATTGCGGTGCGCCCGTCATTGTTAATGACAACTCGTTTTTGCGCAAAATAGCGGGGATACACTCACTAGGCGCTACCGATGGTACGAAAGCTTATGGTCAATCTGTAACCCAAGCAGATCTCAAGAGAGCCCTAGTGAAGTTTGATGATGTAGTCGAAACAGACGCTGACGAACTCCCTCATTTTAGGGTCTCCTCAGTTGAGTTGCAATTGAATCGCAATTATTCACAAAGTGACATACAGGATTTACTCAGAATGCCAGCCATGACTTTCGGATTTGTGGGAGCAGTTTCTAAAGTTCCTTTTGTACCTGCTGAGACTGATATCCGCACTTCTCTAGTGCATGGTAAGATTTTGGAACCCATCACCAAACCTTGTTACCTATATCGTTCTGATGTTGATTTGATGGCAAAGAACATTGCTAAGTGCAGTGTCAATACGCCATATATACCAGAAGAAGAGGTAACAGTTGCAGTTAATGAAGTCAAAGCACATCTCCTATCCAATCGACGCAGTGAATTAGCGCGTGTTCTCACTTTTGAAGAAGCCATTTCGGGTTCGGAAAGTTCAGAATACATTTCAGCTATCAACCGTAGTAGTTCAGCC